CCCTAAGCATAGTACAATCGTGCTATGCAACTCCCTAAAACAATCAAATGGCAACGTACGGGCAACCGCTCAGCGCGTGGCGCGATACACGTCGTAGAAAACGATGACCGAACCTTAGTGGCTACCTATACCGGCGACAGACCTCCCCCAGAATTCTTTTTGAAATATCCTACTTTAAGACGACGTAGTAACAGCGAAACTCCCCACTACTCAGAGTATTGCGCTCAGCTGTTGGAAAACATAATAGATGTGTGACCGCGTGTACATACGATAGCGGTCATTACCGTCAACTAAATGTCACCCTATTAATGAGGACAGGGGACAAGGTGATGTACTCACCCAATTCTATTTAGAGCTCTAAAACGCAACAGAACCCGTACCGCGTTTGTATTCTTTAGCGCACGCTGTCTCAACTTCGTCGCCCCATTTGACGATGTCGCGTATCGCAACTGTGCGAATCTGTGTACCGTCGATGCGAATTGTCTTGCTCTTGGGTAATACACCCTCCGAAACTTGTGCAAGTGGGCGTAGGATGGCGCCGATACGCTTAGCGGATACGTTCTTGTTAAACTCATCCTTGTAAGCCTTGACGATGTCGGATAATCTGATGATGTCGGACTTCAGAGGCGCTTGCTTTAAATGGTATGCCTCCGTTAACCAATCATCGATATCGGATGAGCTATCTGCAATCAACTCAGCTCTAGAATCTGTCATTGGCGCGTTGGCATGTGGGTTAAACTCACTTAAGTCGCGTGCCAGTAAGTAGCCCAGTATCGCGCCCAGACCGTCACTTGAATGTGCCCATTTAAAGTAGTCGCCACCCTGATACCAAGGCTCGATATGTTCCTGAACTTGTTCGCGCGTCATGTAGATGGTCTTGCTCTTAAAGATAAACAATCGTCTGTCTCCCTCGCTAACCGCCATAGGGAACGCGTGGTTAGTGTTCATCCAAATCTGACAATAGTTACGTTGGAACTTCTGAGCACCGCCTTTGATGTTAACACTAACAGTGGTATCGGTAATCAGTGGCTTTAGCTTGTCTAGTAAATCCCACTTGTTGTTGGCGGACTTTATTTCGTCCATTAGAATGAATCTAGTATCAATCAACCAATTGTTGAACTGAGAGTTAACCGCATTAGAATCCGGTGTAGAGTAATTGCTCTCCCCCACTAGCTTGCCGATGATATCTCCCAAGCTAGTTTTACCGGTACCTTGTCCGTGCATCATCAAAATTGCCCAAGCGGTTTTCTCGCGTGGGAACTGAATAGTGAATGCAATCCAATCAAGTAAATGCTCTGTCAGCTCTTCGTTGTAATCTACAAGTGAGCTAACGTGCGATTTAAAGGCGCTTGCATCTGAATCATTAGGTTGGACGTGAGTACCTGCCCATGTGTTGAGGCACGTTGCCTCCCCTACGTACGAACCGGTTTCGCAGTTAAATATTTCTCCACGGTCAATGATATGCTTAGCCGGCATGTATGCTCGTGAGGTCACTTGTGGCGCGCGTTGCTCGATAATCTTAGGGGCTTTTTTGCCAAGTGTTCTGCCGAATGTGCGACTTAGAGCAACACCGCTCGTATACTTAGTACCTAACTTAACATCGCGATAACCGTCCTCGTCAGCAACATATACCAAGAAAGGATGAGACTCAGCAACATCTACGTCGCCAAGAGCATCTAAATCACGGTAATCCATCTCGTCGAACTTCGGGATAGTATAAGCGCCCTCGGTAATCCAAGATTTGATAGAGGTCATTACATCTGCCGGCAGTAACTCTGCCATGCGCTTGTATCCTTGTGTAACTTCGTTGTTCTGCCACCTTGAAATCGTACCACTTACTTCATTTCGCAGACGCTGTTCTTTTTCTTCGTCGCCCGCAGAGGTCATAACCCAATCCATCATCTCATAGACAGCATCTGGGTCGATATTGGTACCGCTTTTCAGTAACAAACCGGTTGTAGCAAGTGCTAAATCATGTCTGTTGCCATCCATCTGCTCCCAAACTACAGCCATAAGAGTAAGGAATGCTATTGTGTCACATGCAGATTCAATCGACTCTAAATCGTCAAGCTGGGCGAAATCGTCTTCCCACTCGCCTTCCTTGAAACCGTGCCATTTAATTTGTTCTCCGGAGGTATGAATACTCGGGGGAACGACGGTTTGTGCAGAATTACCGCGTAATTCCACGATGACAGCCTTGTCAGCATCGGCGATTGACGCGGGAAGCGACCATTTGCGTGATTTAACGCCTTTCTCTTCGAAAGACGGTGCTAAATCGTATATGTAGTGTGAATTTGGCGCGCTTTTCCTGCCGAATCGACGTGTCGGAGGTAATAAAAGAGGCGCTAATGCTCTAGCCTCGGGTCTATCTAAATCGATGTCGATTTGTTTCTTACCAAGGATTAAGCCAAGGTTGTGTGGCGCGTTGCCATATTCCGATATAAAGCTCTCATAGTCAAGGACGTGGGTATTCCACTTTGACATAATAGGTGCTTTACCTTTAAATTTAACGGGTGTTAGTTGCCATCCCCAATTTAAGTAGTATTCTCTTGTTGCGTTGGCGGATGATTGTAGAAAATCGATGACTTTCGGGTCTTGTTCTACCATTACTGTTTTCTCCTCATATTTATATAGTATTTATTGTATGAACCCGAAATACTGTTATAATAACCCCATTACTTAATACTCTCCTCAAGAATATTAGTAAACTTAAAGCCCGCACTCATGTTTTGCGGGCTTTTTTATTTCGGTCTCGAACTTATTAGTATAAACTAAACGCCCGCTACAAGTGAGTCAATTTTTTCTGCTCGTGTCATAGGCTCCCCAAACCCTTGCTCCGCGCGTATTTCTCTGATACCTCGCTCGATAGCGATACGCAAGCTCTCAGTCTTGCCAACCGGATAGCCAATTAGCTCCGTTAGCTCGTCTCTGAATAGCTCGATGTCTTTTTGCTTGTCGGGTGACACTCTTAATGCAATTGTATGTACTTTAGCTTTCATTTTTTACTCCTTTTTATTTGTGAAATGCTAATTATACAGTTAGTAATACTTATTTGTAATTTATTTTAAAACAATGCTTGACTTATGTGTGTAATTAGGTATAATTCGAATCAGAAGTTGAAAAACTTCGGTGGTTTTAGGCGGTGCGCCTAGGTTTACACCCTAAACTTAACCTAATTGCTAAGTCACTTTGGCAGTTTAAGACTTTCCAAAACTAAACTGTCATTTTTTAACTAGAAGGAGCATAACTATATGAAAAAACATTATCAATTTTATTTAACACCGGAAGAAATCGTAGAAAGAGGATATTTATATGTCGCGTACGGCTCTAACCTTGATTTAGACCAAATGGCATTTAGAACTCCTACCGCGCAACCTATTGATACTATAGAACTACCTAATTGGCAGTTAGAATTTAGAGGTGTAGCAGATATTATTCCTAAAGACGGCGCTAGCGTACCTTTGGGTGTGTTTGAAATGCCTACAGCAGAAGATTGGGAGGCACTACATACCTATGAGGGTACTCGCCCTACTAGCGCTCTGTATTACCTAACTGAGATTGAAACTGAGTTTGGTACGGCACTTACCTACACCATGAGCGGAGGTAGAACGATATCGACACCTAGTGACCACTACTACAACACGATTGAGCGTGGTTATCAGCACTTTGGTATGGATTTAAAGCCACTAGAGCAAGCTAGAGAGCGCTCTCGCACCCACACACCTAAAAACACGTGGTACTCGCGTTACTTAAGTGGTAACAAAACGTACAGAAAAGCTTATTCACTATAAAAGGAGTATTAACCATGGCAAAAAACACACAGCAAATACATCACTTAGTATTGTATCAAGAGGACTTTATATCGGACAATATTTGGCGTCAAGTATGTGACTCACTAAATGTGAATCCCGACGAGGGCGATGCTATAACAGTATATTGGGACGTTCCCGCTACTATTAAACATGGCGAGGAGGGGTAATGCAGTATACATTTCATGTAGATTGGTACTCAACTGAGGTTACCGTAGAGGCTGATTCATATGATGAGGCTCTCTCTAAGGCTGATGTAGAGGTTAAGAATGACCATGCCCGATACTTTGATGGTAATTTTGAACTTAATGATAAAGAGGTGTCTGATGTCTAATTACAGAGTAACTGAAACAAGGAACTACGAGGTAGGCTTAAGTTTAGATGGTACCCGTGGGTATTTCGAGCATCGTGCAGTAGGCGAGGACTTGGGTGGCGAGTTGCTATTTAAGGATGGCGCGTTAATAGATTATGATGGGGTATTTTCCCTTCCCCGTGAGATAGCTGTCGAATTAAAGGACAGAGGTGTGGATGTATCTTATGTAGCGGATGAATATAAGGAGGAACTATGAAAACAGTACTACTATCAATGAGTATGGGCGTAGCCGTAGAGGTACCTAATGATTTTGACGAGGATACTTTGTTGGATGATTGGGATACAACTGACGATGGGCAGATTATATTCCACAATGGTCGATTTAAGTCTTATGAGAACGAGTTGGTTGAGGGTTTTGTAGCGGACACGGAGGACAACTAATGATTTTATTACCCCATGTGTGTATTTACTGTAGAATAGGACAGCGTTATGGTTGAATATACAGACGCAGAAATAGAATACATCACAGAGACGTCGGAGACGTTGCAAGGGTTTGTCCTTGGCGCGGAAGAGGTGTTGTCCGATATGGATTATGACAGCGCTTTTAAGTTTGTCCTAGGTGTTACTCAGACCGCACAAGAACATATCTCCACTATACTTAATGATGTGGCGCACGGCAAGGGGTCAGACGAGCAACTACGGCTAGTAGTAACTCACTTGGCTCCCGCTTGTTTACTATTTACACAGACGATTTACTCAGCAATTGACGCTAACGTATTGATAGACCGGTCTAAGTTTATCGATGCATTGACAGAACGTGCCACTAAAACAGCAGAAATGGCACTTAACCAACTTGAGGGGAGTAAGCATGCTCATTAACAAAGACAAAGCGCAACTAATATTTACGGAAAGAGAGGGACGGGAATCTTTTAAGGCACCATTTAAAGATGTCTCTAATTTAGCACTAGCTATATACTCTCAGCTTAGGGAGAAACCCGAGCATGAGTTTATGTTGATGTATTACCGTAACGATGCGCATGTTATGTTGATGGACTTAGAAGAGAACTTTACCAAGCGGTTTGCAGATGCGGTTGAAACCATTGAACATTATTCTTGTCAGAATAAAGACGTAGAGAAAGAATACTGCACTGTAGGTATCTATTCAATTGAGGGCTCTAAGGGTATGCTTAAGTATTGGATACTGCACGATTTAAAGTATATGCAAGAAGAATTAGAGAAGGAAGATGGCGTTGGATAACACATATAAGAACCAATCGTTTTGCGAAGGTGTGGAGTGTCTTGAGACCTCGTGCATGCATCATCAGAATAATATAGATGTAATTGACTACGAGAAATCGGGCAAGTGCTTGATTATTAAAGACTATCGTAAGGACTGTGGGGAATATACCCCGCCCGTATTTGATATACATACGGTGTTTTATAATATGTACGAATGTGAGGACTGTGAGTATTATCACTATGAGCCTCATTTAGATGATGAACCTAGGGGGAGTAGTTGTCGCTTGATAATGGACGAGGGAGACGAGAAAGAGTGTCCCGAGTATTTTGAATATTAAGGAGATTGATGTGCCCGTTTATGTAGACCTAGTAAAAGAGAAATTTGGAAAATTGACCGTTGTAAGCCGTGCGCCTTCTCGTAAAGAGGATAGACGCGCTATGTGGAACTGTGAATGTTCTTGCGGTAATAAGCACGTTGTATCGACTGCTGATTTAAGGGGCGGTAGAGTACGCTCTTGTGGGTGTCTGATACTTGAACGTGACGATAAGGGTCGTGTAATGCACAAAAAAGTTTAAAAAAAATTTCCCTAAGTGTTTAATTAGGGTATATTTAAAGCTTGTTTATTACTTTTATAGGAGTATAAGCAAAGTTGACGGGTAGCCTCCGATATAGGTAGTACAAGGGTTTTGTAAGTTTTTACGTTTTCCCTTTCATCACTTCTCGGCTTGGGGTGTGTATGCATAAGCCACGTGTAGTTGGTTATTTATTATCAATTATCCGCGCAACGCCTCTTGCGTGCACAACAGAGGCAATTTTAAATAAACTATAGAAGGAGAATAAGATGTGGTACGGTATTGATGTGATAGAAGTGTTTTTGGGCTGTTTAATGATAGTATATGGAATTATGCTAGTTTGGATGGTTGATTTTAACGATAAAGTTGTAAATAAAGATGAGGATAAGTGAAGACGTACTAGAAAAACTCACTTCTTTGCAGAAGGCAGAGCGCGTGATGCTTAAGAACCTTAAAGAGGCATTTATTAAGAAAACTAGAAGGAAAATAAAGAATGATAAATTATAAATTCAATGAAGATAGTGTTATGGGCAACTTGAGTAGTTATATTGATGCTACATATACCCAGCACTATACAAATACTAACAACAATGTGCAGGCATTAGATGTCTACCAAGCGCGCGGAACGCTCACTAATACGGCGATTGATAACGCAATCAAGTATCTTATGCGCTATGGTAAGAAAGACGGCTTAAATCAAAAGGATTTGCTTAAGGCGATGCATTATATTGTCATTGCTATGGGTAATGAGGAGCTTATTGAGGATGCAATCATTGCATACGAGCCGGAGCTTATTCACGCCGAGGTTGAGATACTTCACGGCACACAGTTTAACCTACTCACTACCTTTACAGACGGCACGCAACGCCGTTATAAGATGAATGCAGTATTGCAGAAACCCCGAAACAAGTATTTGTGGGACGGAGATTTTGAGGGTACTTTTAGTTGGTCTCCTTTTCTAGTACAATGGGATGATTATTGGCTAGACTACACAGCAGACGAGCTGTACTCCTTGGGGGAGAAATATGAATATGAACCAAGATGACGCGTGGGAAGAGTTTTGGGAACGCGTTGAACGAAACCAGAAGAAGTAACTATAAATAACGCTACTTAGAACTAGGGTAGCGCGTACAATTTAAGGAGATTTATGCTAGTATGGAAAGATGGCATTAAGGAAAAACCGCCTGCTAAACAAGGTAGGTTAGATATGTCCG